GTGGAGTTCAGCGAGGTGGCAGGTTCGGGGCGTTCTGTGGTTAGCGAGGTTGAGCTAACTCCGCATGACATTGCGGCCCAGGCTGTTGCCTTTCAAGAATCTGAGTCTAAAGCAGGTCGCGTTCTGACCACCGCTCAGGCAGTGCAGCATATTGTTCAATTAACCCAAGGAGTTTAACCATGAGTAATGCCGTTTTAATTAAAAACCTAAAAGCCGAAGCCGCAACCCCTGCTTTTACGGTGGTGAAGTTTGGTGCAGCCGATGGCGCAGTGCTGCCCGCTGCTGCGGTGGCCGATAAGCTGTTTGGCGTTTCCACTGATGTTGCCGCGCTGCTTGGCGAGCGTTGCGATGTGATTGTCAGCGGGCTGGCAGATGTGTTGTTTGGTGGGGTTGTCACGCGCGGTGATTTGCTCACTACCGATGCCTTAGGTCGTGCTGGCGTGTTAGGCGATGTTGGCGCGGTGTTGATTAGCTTGGCTTCGGCACAAGGTTAAGCGTTTTTTCTAAATTTTTAAGGAGTATTTGATGAGCACAACAGCTTTTCCCCTCAATCCCGCGCTGACTGCGATTGCGATTGCTTTTAATAATCCCGATGCGCAGCTGATTGCTGACCGCGTGTTGCCACGCGTACCCACTGCCAAAAAATTCAGCTATACCAAATACGATGCGGCACAAGGTTACACCGTGCCAGACACCAAGGTGGGGCGCAAATCTGAACCAAATATGGTGGATTTCGGTGGCATGTTGCTGACCGATGAATGTGTTGATTACGGCTTGGATGATTTGTTGCCGAATGACGAAGTTGCCGCCTTTGATGCGATGCCTAAGCCTGCGACTGGCGGCCCTGTTTCACCGAGCGCATTGTCAACCATGATGCTGACAGGCTTGTTGCAGCTTGACCGTGAAGTGCGTGTCGCCAATACCGTGTTCAATGCCGCCAGTTTTGCCGCTGCGAATCAGGCCACTTTAGCAGGCGCAACGCAATGGTCTGATCGCGTCAATAGTGACCCGCTCAACTCTATTACCAATGCGATGGATGTGCCGTTAGTCCGCCCGAATCGCATGGTGATTGGGCAGTTGGCTTGGACGCAATTGCGTCAGCATCCCAAAATTGTGCAAGCCGTCGGCAAGAGTGCGCAAACCGCAGGTTACGCCTCGTTGGAGTCCATCGCCGAGCTGTTAGAGCTGCAAGAAATCATTGTGGGTCGCTCGGTTTACAACACGGCGAAAAAAGGTCAAGCCCCCACTTATGCGCGTGCCTGGGGTAAGCATTGCGCCTTGTTACATATTGATTCGCTCGCTGCGCAATTGGGTCAACCCACCTTTGGTTGGACGGCGCAGTTTGGTTCACGCATCGCCGGTGAGATTGCTGAGCCTAAAGCGGGTCTGCGCGGCGGTGTGCGCATCCGTTCTGGCGAGAGCGTCAAAGAAATCGTGGTCTCTAGCGAAGCGGGTTATTTCTTCCAAAACTGCGTCATTTAATCATGCTGCCCCTGCGGGGGCGCGAGGAGAGTTGTATGGCTACTAAAATTTATAGTGTGTTATCCCCAGTCGAGTTTAACCATAAGCGTTATGAAATTGGCGCAACGCTGGAGCTGGATGACGAACATGCCGAAGGCTTGTTGCGTGTGGCAGCGGTTGCAGCGAGTGCCCAGCCGTTGCGTGCTGAGCAAATCGCCAATGCGATTGCTGCGTTGGATACTGAAGACGGCAAGTTGTGGTTGAAAGACGGTAAGCCTTCTACCGAGGCGATTGCTGCAATCACAGGCTTTGCAGTGTCTGGGGCGGAGCGTAACGAAGCATGGGCAGCCATTGTGGCGGCGCAGGGCTAAGTAGATGCGTTACGCCACGCTCACCGACATGCTTGCCCAGTTTGGCGAACGCGAAGTGATTGCGATTGCTGACCGCAATCGTGATGGGGTGGTTGACCAAGCCATGCTCGATGCCGCGCTCGATCGTGCCAGCACCAAGATGGATAGTTATCTGGCAGCGCGTTATAGCTTGCCGTTAGCTAGCGTGCCAGGCGTGTTGGTCGAGGTGTGTTGCGACATTTGCCGTTACAACCTATGTGGCACAGAAGTCACCGAAACTGACGTGGTGCGGCTACGTTACAAAGACGCGATTAAAACCTTGGAACAGCTCCGTGATGGCAAGCTGGATGTGGGTTTAACCCTAGCAGGGCAAGCCGTTGTTGATATTCCCTCCGTGCAAATTATCGGTGGTGGTCGCGCCTTTAGTCGTAGCCAGTTGGGTGATTATTAGCCATGCTGACCACCATCGAGCTTGCCATGATTGCCGCCATTAAAGCGTATCCACTTGGTTACCCACTTGCCACGGTGGCGAGTTATGGCGGTGAGTTGGACGGTGATTTAGAGCATGTGGTACGGGTTTTTCCTGCTGTCTGGGTGACTTTTTCAGGGAGTGGCAAGCCCGAACGTACTGGCAGTGGCACTTGGCGCGTGCCTTGCACTTTTGTCGTGATGTGTGGCGTGCGCAGTCCCCGCGATGAGCAATCCACCCGTCATGGCTTAAGCGTCGCAGGTCAGCTACGCGAAGTGGGTGTCTATCGCTTGCTCAGTGATACCCGTGATGTGTTACTCAATGCTGATTTAGGCTTGGCTATTAGCCCTTTCTCACCAGGGGCGGTGCGTACCTTATTCAACACGCAATTACGCGGCGATGCCCTCGCGGTGTTTGGACAGGAGTGGCATAGCAGCTATGTGTTACATCAAGCGGCTATACCCGCTAAACCAGTAGGCAACTTTAATACCCTAGGCATGAGCTTAGTCAGCACAACGGGAAAATACCTCGCTACTGAGCAAGTTATCACCCAAGTTATTCCGCTCTAAAACGTTTTTTAACAGGAGAAAAAATCATGCAAGTACAAGCAGCCCAAGGCTTAAAAGTCCCGATGGAAGACAAGCCACATGACTACATCACCGATGCCATCGTAATCGAGGTTCCTGACACCGCCTATTACCAACGCCGTATCAGCGATGGCGATTTGCTCGCCGTTGTGAGCTCAACTAAACCCACTAAGGGAGCGATTTAATCATGGCATCTGCTAACGTCGCTTTCGCAAGCATCCCGTCCAGTATTCGCAAGCCGGGCAAGTACTTCGAGTTCAATACCTCGCTGGCCGTGCGCACGCTGCCGGGCAATCTGCAAAAGACCTTGATCGTCGGTCAGAAGCTGGCTGCTGGCACCATTCCCGCCAATACGCCGGTGGACGTGTTCTCCGATGTGGATGCCGCTACTTTCTTTGGTCGCGGCTCGGTGGCGCATCTGATGGCGCGCGCGGCATTGCAGGCCAATAACTATCTGGCTCTGACCATGATCGCGCTGGATGATGCCGCTGCCTCTATCGCCGCATCCTCGACCGTTACTTTCACAGGTAATGCCACCGGTGGCGGCAATGCCACTTTGAGCGTGGGCGATCAGTCTGTCGTGATTGCGATCAGCAATGGCGATACACCTGCCATCATTGCTGCTGCGCTGGCCGCACAAATTGCCAAGCAGCCTGATATGGCGGTGACGGCTGTCGCTGCATTGGGTGTGGTGACGCTGACTGCCAAGAACAAAGGCACGCTGGGTAACTTCATCAAAACCAGTTGTGTAGATACCGCAGCAGGCACCGCTGTGGTGACAACCGCAATGGTAGGCGGCGCGACTGACCCGACTATCGCTACCGCGTTGGCCACGGTATTCGCCGCCGGTCACAACATCATCATTTCCGCTTGGAACGATGCGGTCAATCTGACCGCGCTGCGCACGCACTTGGACAGCGTATCGGGCCCATTGGAACAACGCGGCGCAATCGGTATCTACGCGCACACCGGCACGCTGGCGCAATCCACCACACTGGCCGCCAGTATCAACAGTGGCCGTATCAGCTGCTTGTTGTTGCCCAGCGGCTTTGAAGAAAGCTGCGAAGTGGCAGCAGCCTATGGTGCGGTGGTGGCAAGCGAGGAAGATCCCGCGCGTCCGCTCAATACGCTGCCGCTCACCGGCATCATGGCGAATCCGTTGGCGAACCGCTCTAGCCGTACCGAACAGGAAAACGCCCTGTACAACGGTGTGACACCTACCGAGGTCGGCCCAGGCGACAAGGTGCAGATCGTGCGCGCCATCACCACCTACACGCTCGACCCGCAAGGCGTACCTGATACCAGCCTGCTCGACTTGACCACGATCCGCACGTTGGACTATGTACGCAAAGCCTGCCGTGAGCGTATTGCCCTGCGCTTCCCGCGCGACAAGCTTTCGGCACGCACAGCGGACAAGGTTCGCTCTGAGTTGCTGGACGTGCTGTACAAGCTGGAAGAGCTGGAGATCGTGCAGAACGTCGAACAGTGGAAATCGCAACTGATCGTCGAACGCGATCTCCAAGACCCGAACCGCCTGAATGCCAAGATTCCAACCAACGTAGTGAATGGTCTACATGTGTTCGCTGGTCGCATTGATTTGATTCTTTGACGCGTAGGGGCGTGATTTATCACGCCCCAAATCACCACTAGGCGCAATGAATTGCGCCACTACCCAGGAGAAACAACATGGCACTGCAAGAATATTTAGGCGCAATCGTGATGGAAGTGAACGGCCAAGAGGTCGAGATCGAATCACTGGATGTCACCACCAAGACGGGCCGCAAGTTGGTCAAGACGATGAACAAAACGGGTCGCGCCAAAGGCTTCGCGCGCGGCATCGAGGAGATCGACTTGAAGATTACGGCCGTCATCCCACTGACTGGCGACATCGACTGGAAAGGCATCGAGGGCGCGAAAA